AGGAAAAAGTGTACTCTTTTTGTACTAGCAAAAATTTTGTTATCTACCACAACTGTTCTTACATCAAACTTAGATGGCATATATTCTTGTATTAATACTTCTGCTTTAAGTTTCCACATCGCTTGTAAAGTTGCTACAAGACCTTCATAACTTTCAACTTTAATTACACCAACACCTTGTGTACCTGTAAGTGTTTTCATTATCACAGGAAACTTGCCACCTACCATATCTAAAGCAGTTTTAATATTGTTTTCGTTAGAAACAAAAGCTGTTCTAGGTGTAGGTAAACCAAACTTTTCAAATAGCAAAGCAGCTGTTAATTTATTATCACAAGTTAACATTGCTGATCTAGTATTTAGCATAAATGCTTGTGAGTTTTGAAATGATGATATTAAAGATAAACCTGCTTCATCTTCTAAAGCACCACCTCTTGTAAAACAAACTGTATCTTTACCTACAAAAGTGTGCTCACTATTTTTACCATCATAATTATAAACAGTTAAAGTATTTTTATCTTCGTCTTTATCTGTTATGATTGTAGATTTAGTGTTTACAATAATACACTTTATGCCTTTTTTCTTACACGCTTTAGTGATAAGATCAGCAGTTGTATTTTCTTTAGGATCTTTTGAATCTGCTATTGTAATAATAGCAACAGTAATAGATTTATCTTTTCTATCTATACTTCTATCTTCGGTAATAAATTCTTTAAACTTAGGTACTTCCATTTACTTCTCATCTTTTACTTCTTCTTTAGTCTCTACTTTTTTACCTATGTTATATTTTGCTAATAAATTCCATTCAGTTTTTTCTTTAAAAGGTAACACTTTAATTTGACTTAAAGGTGCTTTATTTTCTATTTTAGATTTATCTAATATGTCTATTAAATTCCAATCTTGTAATAAAATAGCAATTGTGTTTCTTCTTTGTATATCGTTCTCAACTAATGTTGATTTTTTGCCATCTAAAGCAAATAACTCTTTAAAGTGTGTTATGAAATATTTACCTTGTTTATGTAATATGTGACACGATTGATATAGTGTCTTATCTTTTCTACTAGCTACACCTATTCTGGTAAGTGTCTCTCTTATTTTTAAGAAGTCGTCTGGCGCTTTGATTGTTACCTCAAGCATACTCTCAGGCGACCATTGTATCTCTTCACTCATCTTTTTCTCCCACCCTTATTAAGGGACTCTTTAATTACTTCAATTTGTTCCTTTGATAGTATGTTGAGAGCCTGTTTTGCTTTTTCATTACTGTAACCATAATACTCTTTTACATACTCAATATCTTTCAATTTGGTTTGTGATAACCACTTACCGCCAAATCGCTTTCTTTTTCTTATACTATTTATGTAAAAGTGAAATTGTATCTTCTTATCTAAGAAGTGATAGCCATTCATTTCATTTGCTTGAGCAATACAATCATAAAACATAGATAAGCATTTATTGATTACATATGGTGGATACTTCTTTGCCCAAGTTTCATCATCTGTATCAAGTAAAGGTTTCTTATCAAAATTAATTGCGTTTAGATAGTCTTTTAATTCATACATTATTTTTTCTTTTCATGTTTTTTATGACCTTTATGACTACCCATATAATAGTCACCAGGTTCATAATCCCATACTTTGCCATGATGACCTCTTAGGTCTGCCCATAACATTCTTAATTTTACTATTAATTTTCTAATACTTCTACTCATACTAACGTCATTACCAATACTGCTCTGTATCCTGTTTTAGGAAAAAAGTAATAATGTTCACCACTATCTATCATTATTCCTTTATGTTCTTCAGGTGTTATTTCCTTACAAATGTGACCGTCATCATCCCTAAAGACAGTTTTTGCTGAAGGATCAGCATCATTAAGGTATAATATAAATTGTTTATGTGGTATTTCATGGTCTCTATGTGCTGGACAGTTCTCATCAATACCTGTATTAAAAGTTATATTTAAAACTGATCTTAATATTCTATCATATTTGATATTATTCTTTTCACAAAATCTATCTAAGATACCTTTTGCCCAACCACCATGGTCTGAGTTCCAAGGATATCTTTTAGTGCCATCTATCGGCATTCTCTCTTCTTCTCTTCTTAATAATATGTGAGAGAAGTGAGGATTTTTGTCAGTGCCTTCAGTAGTATTTTGTAAGTAAAAAGGAAAGTTAGCTAGAATAGCATTTTTAATATAATCTTTATCTCTGTCTCTTAAAAAATCTTTGTCTTCTACAAAAAACATTGTTCACTCCTATTTAAATTTACAACTTGCCATTATTTCAGTTAAACAAGCGACCATATTTATCTCTTGGTCAGCAACGAAGGCTGCCTTGTATTGATAACCAGCAATAATTAATATTGCTTGTGGCACAGATTTACTATCTAAACTCTCATACAAAACGTCATATAAAGACCTAAACAAGTGTGATGGCTCTTTATCTAAGTTTTGTACAACCCATTTTCTCATATCATTAAAACGTTTTTCTTTTAACGTCTTAATTAATTCTTTATGATTTACCTCAGATAAACTAAACAGAATACCACTATCAATCTTACCTCTCACGGCATATCTTTGAAGTTCATTAATAGTTCTTCTAAAATCTGGATAATATTTTTGTATTAGTTCAGCTAAAACTTTTTTATCAAAACCTATTTGCTCATCTTTCAATACAGTTTCTAGTCTTTTAAGTAAAGCAGTTGCTGTTTTAACTCTTTGACCATTAGTTATTCTAAAATCAATAACTGTACAACGACTATGTAAAGCAGGTATGATTTTGTTCTTATAATTACATGTAAAAATAAATCTACAATTATTATAAAAAGTCTCTATAAAGTTTCTTAAAGCAGGTTGAACACTATCAGCGTTCATGTAATCAGCCTCGTCTATAATAACAACTTTATGAGGTGCGTCTTCGGTTAATGATACAGTTGACGCAAAATTCTTTATTTTACTTCTTAATGTATCTATTTGTCTGCCTTCATCTGACCCATTTATTATAATGTAATCAGCACCTAACTCTTCACACAAAGCACGAGCAACAGTAGTTTTACCTGTGCCTGCCGTACCTGATAGAAGTAAATTAGGTATTTCTTTTTTTTCTAAAAACTTTGTAAATGTATCTTTTAATTCTTGTGTAAGAATACAATCACTAATTTTTTTAGGTCTATATTTTTCAACCCATAAAAAATCACTCATAATATAATATACTCCTCAATTTAATTCAACCCAATTGTAAACTGGATCTTTTTCCATAGTATCATAAATGTTAGGATTAGTCAATAGTGTGTGGCGATATTGTGTCCACTTAATACCTACTCCCCAACCTAAACGTTTCATAATTTCTTTTTTAGTTATACTTCCTTCTTTTTTTATCCAACTAATTATCTCTTTTAATTTTTCACTTTTCTTAACAGTAGGTAAAGTTTTATATAACTCATTTATATAATCACTCATTTGTTCTACTTCATTTTTAAAAACTAATCTATATCTAATGTGTTGTAAACTTTCATCTGCTAACACATTTCTATTATATTCGTTATCTAAATAAAAATTTAACTTCTCTAATAACTCATCATCATTTTTAACAAAGACACCTTTGTCCCAAAGTTCTCTGTAATAGTCAGCGTCATACATTAAATACGGTACACCATTCATCATACCATCTGTTGTCGCAACAGACCAACCACCATAAGTTTGTTTAGGTGAATAACCTATATAACAATCTTGTAGTTTTTTATAATAGAAATCTTTATCGCCACTATCTGTTATAACATATTCTCTATCAGATTTATTTGCTAAAGGCACCCATACCTTAAAATCTTGTCTTTGTTCATATAACTTATCACATACTTTTAAAAATTCTTTATAGTGTTTGTATGTATCTGGTCTATGATTAAATACAATTATTTTTTCTTCGACTCTTTTTATATCATCAACAATATCTTTTTTATCAACACCTAAATGCTGTACTGTTAAAATTTTATCTAGTTGCCATATTACTTTATCACTAAAAGTTTCTCTTGCCTCTTTTAATACTAATTTCTTTTGACTCTCTGTATTTAAATAACATCTATCCATTTCTAATAAACCAACAATATTCTTTTTAAAACTATTCATATGCCAGTTTGCTACTTCTTTTAAATCAAACCAATGACAATACCCAAAAAATTTAGGAACATGATTAGTCACATTGTACAAAACATTTTTTAAATCGTAAGTATGCTCTGGTAAATGTGACATAACCAAATCAAAATCAAGCTCTTTTGAACACAACCACTTAACAACTTGTGTATCAAAATGAGCTCTCATTGTGGGAGGATGTGTAGGTAAATCCATGTACAATTGACTAACGTTGTCAAATGCTAAAGATGGCACCTCTTTAGGTAGTATTAAGTAAAACCAAAGGTCGTCTCTTATCTCATTTAATAATGTGATATGCTTTTTTATGACCTGTATATAACTATCTTTTTCTAAATCTTTACCAAATGTAATATTAGGATAGACTAAAATTCTAATAGTTTTTCTAAGTTTTACTTCATCATCAAAGTATAAACTCATTATTAAAATTCTGAATCAGGCTCTAACGCTATCCAATATTGTATTGATTTATTTCTATTAACAAAGTGTGATATTTTTTGTTGAGAAATAGCAACATCATAATCATCAACAACTTGTTTAAAGTTTTCTGTTTTAAAGAAAGCAGTAAAAGTCTTATCAGTTTCGCCAACAGATATTGAATAATCGTTTGATGATTTATTCTTTTTATCAGTAGCAACTAATGTAATTTTACTACCATCACCTTTTACAGCAATGTCTGGTAAATTAAGTGTTGTAGCACCTTTCATTAACTGAGTAAACACATCTTTTTTCAAAGTAAATGTAACATGTTTATCTGGCATGTTAATACTCTTTTTAGGCGCAACTATAACTGATTTATCAGCAAAGAAATATTTTACTGATTGATTGCCACTTTCAATCTTAACGTTTGATCCACCATTAAATTTTAGTTGTGGTTTATCAAACAATTCAACTGATCTTAAAAATTCAGGTAAATCATAGATAGCAAATTCACTATCAAACTTTTCTGTTATTTCAGCCTCGGCTAAAATATTTTTCATTGTAGAAATAGTCTGTACTGTATTACCTGGTTTAATCAATATATTTTGATTAATGTCTGAAAAGTTTTTTAGTACAGATATTGTATCTGAGCTTATATTCATTTCACATTCTCCTTATCATAATTTAATAATAAAATAACATAGTGTACCGCCTTCAATAAATCAGCACGGTTGTGTCCCTTCTTTTTGCCATATCTACACAAATATTTAATTGCGTTAGCATGACAGAAATCTTTACCGATATTTAGTGTCTTTAGTAAATCTAAAACTTGAAAACCTTTTTGGTCACTTGAATAGTGTTGACCATAAGTTGATTTAATATAACCACCAATCTCTTTTAAGATTTTATCTTCATTGTATTTCATAATCTAATAATATATCACAGGTCATAATAAAAGTCAATGCTGGTTAGGCAATGTCATTAAAGTTAAACCAAAAGTTTGTTTTAATAGCACCTTTTGATTTAGTCATACCAGCACTACCTATGCCTGTATCGGTCATAGTTAGTGATGATGTTGTAAGTATTTCTGTACCTATTGACAATGTAACTGTAACACTAGCTCTGCCAGCAGAACCTGGTTTCGGTACCATTGTTATATTTAAATTCTTATTTCTAATATCTTTTATAAACTTCTTCATGTCAGGACTTTGTTTAGATGATATTACTCTCATCTTTTTGCCCTCACCTATGGCAGCATAAAAATCATCTTCACCGTCCATACCAATAAGTTTAATTAAGTTAGTATTAATTTTTGCTTTACTTGATTTATATATCTTATTAAATTCATCAACTATAATTTTAGCAGTAATGATTTGTGATTCTTTTGAGACTTTACGACCAAAGTCTTTGTATTTTTTAAACTTCTTTTTTTCTGTAGCATTTAAAGTTTTCTTTGCTAGAAACTCTATTGCTTCTGCTTTACTCATACCATCTGATACAGCAGCCTTTACCATACTGTCAAAGATAATAGTTTGAGACTTCTCTAAAGCTTTTGAAGTAAACTCTTTATCGCCTGTAAGTGAAGCAAAGAAACTTATTAACGTTGAGTTTGCTAAATTGATAGAAGCACCTCGATATGCTTTTAAAGAAGCGGCGATCTCTGCTACTATCTCATTCTTAGATTTTTTTCTAGCCCTTAATACTATGTCTGCTTTACCAGCACCTTTTAAACTATCACCTGTCAGAGTAATATCAAATTGTGTTACTTTTAAATCTGCTGTTTCAGTTAACATATCAGAGAATATCTTATCAGCCATTGCTTTACCAGCGTCTTCCATTCTTTTAATCTCTGAACTTAATGATTTAAAGTTAGATAAAGTTTTTAGTTTAGTGTTTACAAAATTTTGTCTAACTTTATTAAGTGAATTACTTGTTGAAGAACTAGGTAATTTTAAGTCTCTACTTTCAATAAGTTTTGCTAATTCAACACCACATACATATTCTGAATAGTAACCTAGTCTGGATTTGCTATCTTGTCCTACTTCATTTGCTTCAGACAATCCTGTACTTATTTTCATAGTTATAGTTTGACCAAAACCTAATTTAGAAGCAATGGCTCTAAATGCTGACTTAAAAGCATTAACAACTTTATTAAAAGCACCTCTAATAAAAGTTATGAAACCACTAAATAAACTCTCTTCTAATTCAGTTAATCTATCTAATTTTTCGTTTTTTAAATACTGCTTGAATGAATCCATAGCAATATTTATATGATTTAAAACTGGTCGTTAAAATCAAATTTGTTATGATCTTTAGGATCAAAATTCATTATGATTACTTCTTTACCTTTTTCTGTATTAGTAGATTTTGAACTGTTTTGTTTGTTAAATTTTCTAGTTTCCCAATGATAATATTTCTTAGGATATAAGTCTTTTAAACCGTCAAAGTCATAATAAGATAATATAAATCTGCCTTTTATTTTTTTCAATAATTTAGATAGTCTATTATGTTCTTCTTGTGGAAAAAGTTTTGTATAGTAAGATTCTTTTTTAAAATATGGTGGGTCTATGTAAAAGAACGTATCAGGTGAATCATGTTCTAATATACAATTTTGATAAGATTGATGTTGTATGTCAGTAATAGTTTGTAGTTTATATTGCCATCTAGGATGTGCTACTTTTTCAAAGAATTGTGTATATTTAGATTTGTATT